CTCCACAGTTGTAAAAGTAGATTGTTTGGTAACCTGAAGGGTATATTTAACTTGACCCCCCTTCAACACCCCCCAATTTTAGAGATTGAGAAAACTCAGTGGTAGAACACCCGCCACTACGGGTTGCCTCGGGGATCTATCCCCCGTAGGAATCGGACGCCGGGCCCACGCCTGTGTAAAACCAATTAAGGACGCGAGCGGTGGTGAATGCACACGAAACAGCAAAACGCAAATACGTGCCCGGAACGTGAGGTATAACGGACCAGACAGCAGACGCGACTGTGGCTGCTAAGTTGTTAACCGTGATGTTGTACAACACGGTTTGGGTACCGTCTGCGTTAACCGAGGTGATGAGTAACTGTATATCACCAATGGCTAACGGGGCGGTCACCATTTTCACCGACGAATATGGGTACCAGGGACCCTCGGGCACCTCCTGATAAATCCAGGTGCCATCGGGCTGTTGTCTTGCCACAAAGGGCTCAAACGAAGAGTAGGTATGGCGAGCTGAGGTGGTAGCCACGACCTTTTCGTCAGTGGCTCCACCCAAACTAGCTCGTATAACCCCATTAGTTGTTTTGTCCGGCGGTAACAATAACAACTGATTCAACCCCAAAGAACTAGGGGTTGGTGCGCCCAACAAATACTTGAGTGGGCTAAAAATGTATCGCCCAGCCCAAGTACCGATGTTTTGAAAGGCGCTCTCAGTGGAATGCAGGACAGGAATGAACGGAGTCCCGGAAACCAAAGCAGTTTCTGAGTTGTTAACCAACTCAAAACCGGCATTGGTAGGAGCGCGGAAGTTGCGAAAGCGAAGTCGGTAGGCCACAGCTAAGTAGCCAGCCACTGCTTGATCGTCGACCGCGACACTCGGGTCCACTCCGGCATAAAATCTGCCCACAAACGCTGTGCGGTCACCTGGATCTTGACTGCCACTAACCTGAGTACGTAACCATCCTTCTTTAGGGCGATAACCGACAGAAACATTCTGGGACACAGCGGAGTAGGCACCATTTTGAAGTGCCATAACCTCGGGAACGCTTGATGGGGTCTTAGCATCCGCTGGGTCGGTATCAATCGCCAACCAAGCAACTCCTGAACGAGTTCCAGGACTGCAGGTCTTGAATGAGAAGGTGATCTCGTCAAGACAATATTCCTCGTAGATGGAGGCCATTGCCGAGAGCTTCGGGAACAAAGCTGAATTGAGTGGATTAATTAGTTCAGAAACCTGCACTTCAAAAATATTGCGGCAGCGTAACTCACCAAAAACCTCATGACCACTTTCTTCGTGGTTTTTGCCCATGGTCTTTGGGCCCATCCGACCACTCCTGGATCCTTGCGGAGCCATAACAAGAGCTCGGG